TTGTGCATCAATAGGCTGTGTATAACGAACTTGTACTGTACGCGTTGTTCCTGTACCAACTGCGCCAGTAAAGTCTAATGTTTCTGGGGATGTGTCCGTATTTACAAAGGGTGAAGTGGTTTGACCTGCTAACCATTTACCTAAAGACATATAGGCATGGCGTACACGGAAAGTTCCACTACCATTGTCACCATTACCGCCCATAAAGTCGGCTTCAATTTTTCCGGTTAAATCGCCATATTGCGTAGGTCGGGTGATATCTAAACCAATACGTGTGGTTGCTGCAGATACATTTAGCGAGTCCTGTCTTGGATCATCTTTGTTTAAAGGATAGTTGGCTGCATTTGAAATGCTTCCATTTGAACCTTTAAAGTCATAAGTGGCATCTACTCGTACATTTCCATAAAGCTTAACTTGAGTCTGTCCATCAGGCATTTGCATCCAATCTGGTTTGCTCTGAGGAGCTGGTGAGCTAGCTACGGTTGTCGTTTGTGAAACTGTTGGAGTATTTACTGCTGATGCTGTTTTTTGCTGATTTGATAATTGCTGCACAAGTTGTTTTAACTCACCAACCTCTTTGCGTAAAGCATCTACTTCTGCGTCAGTAGCTGCATGGGCTGGCATAACTACACCTGTTAGGCTAATAGTAGTCATTGCTAGAACTAAAGTTTTGATATTTTTCACAAGCATTCCCCACATCGGATAAAGTTTTCCCGTATGTGCATAACAAAAACAGTGCCAACTTTTTAAAAAATTTTAAAACTACTGATTTTATTAAATAAAGCTTGAGATTTTTGAAATAAGATATACTTTTGCTGATGTGCTAAGTGAAACATTAAAAAAATATAACGCTATAGCGATTTCAAATGCGCTATAAATGCCAGGCTACTGCACAGTTAACAGGCACAGACTTGATTCAAGATATTAAAGTAAAGCTTATTCCTATTTTTAATCTGGTTTGATTTTTAAAGTGGGCTTGGCTTTAGGATATACTGTTAAGTTATATAAAATGCTATTTGGAGAAAAGGATGGAGCTTGACCGTTTTGATAAACAAATTCTGGAAATTTTGTCTCATGAAGACCTGAATTTGAATGAGCTTTCAGAACGGATTAATCTTTCAGTTAGCTCTGTCCATCGCCGTATTAAGCATTTGATTGAAGCTAATATCATGGGGCAGCTTAAAAGAGAAATTAACTTTAGCAAACTAGGGTTTACTTTGCATATTTTGCTACAAGTCTCTTTAAGTAAACATGATAGTGAAACCTTCGATAAATTTCTTTCTGAAATTGAAGCTATTCCTGAAGTTACAAATGCATTTTTAGTTACGGGTCAAAGTGCTGACTTCATTCTTGAATTAGTGGCGCGCAATATGGATGACTATAGCGAAATTTTATTAAGACGCATTGGTAAAATTGACAATGTAGTCGCTCTACATTCGAGCTTTGTCATCAAAAAGTACAATGTATTTAACTGTTATAACTTATTAAATAAACTATAGAAAAACGCACCAATTGGTGCGATATAAATAAAATTAGGTGATTAAGTTATTTTTATAAAAATAGATAAAACAATAACTTAATAGTTTTATTTAAATATGGTTTGAAATGAAATCGCACTGAATTTAAAATTAAGTGCAACAAAAGTGCAGCAAGATTTTTTAAATGGCAACCTTTCAAAAACGTAACGGACGAATAACAGCAACTGTAAGAATTAAACCACATCCGGCTAAAAGCAAAACATTCAATACTAAAAAAGAAGCGAAAGCGTGGGCGGATGAGACTGAATTACAACTCAAAAATGAAAAAGAAAAAATTTTTACTCACATAACTTTGAGACAAGCAATCGAAGAGTATAGAGATACCGTCAGTATCCATAAGAAAGGGGGCGTTAAAGAAGTAACTCGATTAAATCAGTTCATTAAAATAATGAATGTTGATGTTTCTTTATCGGAAGTTAATAAAGAGTTTCTTGTAAATTTCAGAGAATATCGACTTGAATCGGTAGTGCCTGCTACCGTTAGGCGTGAACTTCTTATGCTTTCAGGGATGTTTAGTTGGTGTATTGATAAAAAACTTTGGTTATCTTCGTCTCCTATGGATGGCGTAAAGTTGCCGAAAGCAAGTAACCATCGGGAGAAAGTCATTTCTGATTTTGAAATAGAAACCCTATTGCCTTTCTTAAATGATGAGTTGAAAAGCATTTTTCTAATCGCACTCGAAACAGGAATGAGATTAAGTGAAATCTGTTTATTAGAATGGGAACGGATATTTTTAGATAAACAATACTTAGTATTGAAAACGACTAAAAACGGCAGACCAAGAGAAGTGCCTTTAAACGTTATCGCTGTGGATATTTTTATAGGTATTGGGGTTAAAAAATCAGGTCAAGTATTCAGCTATGAACCTAAATATGCTAGTGCAGATTTTATGAAGGCGCGAATAAAAGCCGGACTCTACGATTTTACATTTCCCGATACCCGCCATACTGCTGCAACTCGCATTGCGCCAAAGTTACCTTTGCTTGATCTATGTAAAATGTTTGGTTGGACGGACCCTAAGCGCGCCATGGTTTACTACAATCCAACGTCTAGTCAGATTGCAGCAAGGCTTTCACAGCCGTAAGAGAGTATTTGCCTCTTATATCTTTTAATTTATGTTTCTTCCGAAGCTTGTCAAATATATGCCAAGATAAGCCGGGTATCCTTTTTTGAAGTTCTGATATGGTTAGCAGCTCATCGCCTTGGGCTGCTAAGACTTTAGTTACTGCATTCTCACATGCCTTTTCGATGACCTGAGCCAATTCGGATGCAGGCATAGAAACAAATTTAACCTCTGTCATGCTGCAAACCCTCCGTTATGTTTACAGCTATTCACCAACTCAGTAATTTTTGTTAACCCATAAGCTGTAATTCGCATATGTAAATGAACTTTCTCCTCACCAGTATTTTTATTTATGATTACTGGTGATGGGCGATTGATAAATATTCCTGCCTCTCGTTTTGTTGAGTACGGTTGTAAACGTCCATGCTCTTCTCGATAAATCCATTTTTTATCAATTAATAGACTTATTAGTTTGCGTTCACCGATATTAATAGTTTTTGCACATTCGCGTATAGTGTATGTGCCATCAGTATTAGCTATAGTTTCAAGTGCTTGCGCTTTCGGCTCTAATAACTCAACCTTTGACTTTGCTGCCTCTAACTCTTTTGTTTTTGACTCTAAAATATTGTTTGCAACTTGAAGTGCTTTAGCCATCAATAATTCTGGTGAATCAACTTCTTGCCCAACAATATAACCACCATTTTTACGAATGCTTGGCAATACGTCAGAAGTAACCCATTTCTTAAATTGCTTAGCTTCAGGTTTACGACTTGTTAGAACTAAAGAATAAAGACCAGATTCATTGACTAAATTAGTAGGCCTATGGCTACCCTCAATAGTACTGAGGGTAATTTCTTCAGCATCCAATCTACTGGCAGCCATGCTAACATTACCAATCTCTAAAACATTACAAACATCAGAAAGAACAAACCAAATTTCACCATCCTTTTTTACGATGGTGCGAACTTCTTTTTGATTGAAGTTAAAAACAGATACATTGTTCATCACTTAATCTCCTCAACCTTTTCAGCAATTTCCTCCAGGATTCTCCACCCATCCAATCTGTGAAGCGGTTCCTGTACTCCACTGGCATCACATTGCTGCTGAACTATTTTTTCAATTGCCACTACAACTTCTCTAGTTCTTGGTACAACAATGTGATTCTCTGGCACCGTCTGAGCTTTGGCTTTTTCTTGCCACCCAAACCAAGCGCCATTTAATAATTGCTCATCATTTTTCGCTTCAAGCAGATCAAAATTATTTCCATTAATCACACAGTCTTTAATCTGATAATTTTTAAATTCTTCAGACCATTCAAATTTGTGGATTATTGTCTTTACATACTCGCTTGCTTCAAAAGCCTCTCTTTCCTTATTCAAATCTAACATTAGCCTTCTCCTCAAACTCTCAATGGCATCAACAGGCCGTGTACGCCGTCCACAAATTCCACATAAGTTGAAGTAGTGGCACCAGATGGATAAAAGAGAGGGAATCGGCAATTAAGAATTTTGGAGCATTTCATGAAGTTGCTCACATATTCTAAATTCCACTGTACAAACTCTTTAGGGGGTTCGGTCGGTTTTGGAATATCAACACGGCTTATATCTGGAAACTTGCCGTCAATTGGACGAAAGAATTCAAACATCCCATTTTCGTAATCCAATAACCAAAATTCATCATCAATTTGGCTTAAAGTGATAGTCTTTACTTTTGGGTTATTACCGACCTTTTTAATAAAAGATTTAACTATTTCAATTGGGATAATCACCTCTATATCTTGAACCTCTGGAGCATCACAGATCAGGGCACAGTGACCATTTGTGGCAGCCATCATTCCATCTTTAACCAACACGCCCATTAAGTAGAACCTTACTTCACGCTGTGCAGCAAAAAGGCTTGTTGCTTGAAGATGCCTATAAGTTAGGGTTACTTGCCTCTTAAAATTCATGGTTGCACCTCTTTGTTGTTTGCAAATACGGTTGCGAATGTGGTTCCAGCAATTTCTGGCAATACGTCTTTAGCTTCTTCAAATGCACGCGCCTTTGCTGCTGCTTCTGAATCTAGTGTCATGGAGTCGTTATACTTCTTCCATTCCTCTTTAGATCGGCGATCCAAGAATCTACCTAGCAAGTGAAGAATCTGTTTAGTTGCATTATTGGTTTTCTTATAGCGAGCATCTGCCTCCAAGGCTTCTAAAGTTGCTACTCGTGCCAATTCGATGATTTCTTCTTGTGACAAGTTATCGAAAAAAACTCCTAAAATTTGATCCGCCTTTTTAAGGTCAAGATCCTTACTGGGATTGAGTAGCCTTTGTTTTACATCTTGCGGGCTGATCTTATGTGCAAGCCCATTCCGTCTAAATCGAATTACATTACTCATGATCACGCCTTTAAATGATTTTCAAATTCTTTATAAAGTTGGGTAGCTGCTTTATTCATTTTTCCGTCATACATGATGTGTACGTTTCTAGGAAAAAGTTTGCTGACTGTGGCGCAATAAAACTCCATACGCCCACATGGTCTAACAATTCCGCGATACCCAATCTTTGTAAGCCACAATAAAAACGCCTTAAAAAGAACCTCCCTAGAGAGGTCGGCGTAATTAACGCCGTCCGTCATTTTTAAAACCTTCTGTAAGTGTTTTAGAGATGGCTGCATTCGCTGGAGCTAAATGATTTGTGTTGATTACTTGCGTCTCTGGGACGACCTCTAGGTGTGTAATATTATTTTTCAGCTCATCAAGTTGGTATTGACCACCAGTTAATTGAGCAAGTTCGCCGTTGTGATAATCTTGAGACAGATCTGCGTGTGTTTTGGCAATATCAATCAAGCGAAAGGTTTTATCAAAAGCAAACTTACTTAAGTTATGGTCCTTAAGTTTTTCAAAAAGACTTAGCTCAATTGCAGAGAGTAGGGCATTGATATCACCCATATCATTCTTAGCTTCACTACGAGCTGCAATAAGGTCATCCACAGTCACGATTTTGTTTTCTGGAAAAAGTTGTGAACTAGTACGCATGATTATTCCCCATTACCATCTAATTGTTTTTGAATACGCATTTCCTCATCTTCCCAGTAGTCAGATCGAAGTGTCATTGTGTACTCAAGAATTCCAGTGAATTGCTCTAAGCTGTGAAAGTAAGCCTCATGCATACCATGCTTAGCAGCTTCTTGCTTTAAGGCTTTTACTTTTTCCTTAATTTCGTGAATGGTGTATAAAGTCCAATCAAGATCATTTTTCGCCAAGCAAACAGCATCAAACAGGTCGATCAAGTCAACTTTTAAATTACCCATTTGACTTCTCCTTACCAGCCTCTTCTGCTTCTAGGTCAATGTCATTAATATCTTTTTCAAGCTCTTTTATGACGTTGAATACACCATAAAAGTAGTTGCACTGATGTTTTGAAGTGAGATCGGTTTCAGAAATTGCCAAAACAGCACCTTCAACACAAACAAGGTTGTTTCTAAACTCAACTAATTGTTGGCTTTTAAATACAGATTCCATTTCTTCAAGAACCGATAAAGTTTTTTGGAAAAGTATTAAGCTGGTTTTGGAAACCGCTTGGGCCATGTACTTGGCTTTAATTTCATCTTCATATTCTTCAATACTCGATGCTTGGAGCATAAAAGCCGCCAATTGATCTAGATGACAAGAAACCTCAAAAGCAAGATTCCGAAAATCGTTAAGATTAGGTTTTTGTTGACTAAGATTTGTGATTTGGTTCATAATATGTGCACCTTAGTTCTCCTGTATATCCGCCAAGACTCACAGGAAAAATTGAGTTAGAAATACTTTACAAACTGACTGAGCATCCTAAATGCATCGGTCTTTTTGTTGTTTTTAATGTTCTAATATACGAACAGATAAGTCAATACTTTGTTCTTAAAAATATTCCTATTTTGGTATAAATATATGAACTATAAAAACATTTAGAAATAAAAAAAGGCCCAAATGTGGGCCTTTTGTTCGCATCTGTGTTTTTATGTTAGGAAATTAAATTTCTTAGCAGGTTTAAATGATCCAACATATTTCCCCACTAGAATACAATCCTCTTTTAGCGGGATAATTTGTTCACTCCAATTGGGATTTAATGGTTTTAAGTAGTAGCCATTTGGTTCAGCAACCAATGCTTTGAAAGTTGCTTCATTGCCACATCTAACAACAACCATTTCTCCAGTCTGTATATCTTCAAGTACATAGTCTGGATCAATACAAATCTTTTCCCCTTCCTCAAAGTAGGGCGCATTACTTAACCCTTTAACTTCAAGATAAAAACTTCGCTTACCTGCACCCGGTACAAGTGGCATTTTCTCGCATTCTTGAATATTTACTGCATCCATATCTGTCCAATTCCCAGCCTGCACCCAAGATAAAACCGGTGCGTAAATAACTGAAGCCATCGAATTAATATCAACATTATTATCCATATTGCTGGCAGTGTCATTCAATTGACCTGTAAGCAACCATGTTGGAGTGGTTTTTAATACTTGTGCTAGTGAATCAATATAAGTAGCACTAGGGTTTACCGCTCCCTTGATCCAACTCGAAACGGTCGCTTTACCAGCGCCTGTTCCTCTCATTAAATCAGCATGTCTCAAATTTAATTCGTCCATTCGTTTGCGTATACGCTCAGAAACTTGGCTCACACTTAAGCCCTCACCCCTTAGTTGATGTTCGCAATTATGAACATGTGTATTGACAATTGCAAGTCTTTATAGTTCTAATATACGAACAAATCAGTTCATATTAATGGGACTATTTATGACTGTGGATGACCTTAAGAAGTTTTACGGAGTCGAAAACAACTATCAATTAGCCAAAAGGCTTAGAAAAGGCAGAACCACAATTAAGCAGTGGGATGATGGCGGCATACCAATTGGTGTACAGGCTATTTTTGAGTTGCTGACAGGTGGGCGCGTAAAAGCTGACCGCAAATTGTTATTTGGATTCACAAATTAAAAACCGCCATCTGCTGGAACAGATGACGGTTTGAATATCGTATTTGGAGCAAACCAAAATGAATGAACAAATCTTAGCACAAAATTCAGACTGTGCAATATCCCCAATGTGCGTATTTATCGCCTATCCAAAGGAGCATATTCCCTATGAATCAGACAGCTCTGCAATTCATCAAGCAGTATGAGGATGGGTTTTATGAGGGTGCTAAATACACGCGTGAATACGGCGATCTTAGAAAGCTTTATGACGAATCTACTGATGAATTTTACATCGAAGAAATCAATGAAGCCTATGCAGAATTCAAAAGGGGGAGTTCATGAGTAATATAATTGCACCGAATTATACACAGGTGCCTAATGTTGTTGTTGATGAGCTTGCATCTCAGCTAAGCGATTCTGCTTTCAAATTGTATGTGGTTCTTATCCGCAAAACTAAAGGATGGGATCAATCACGTGATGCTATTTCAATTAGTCAGTTTGAAAAAATTACTGGCAAAAGCCGTCCAACGGTTGTGAAAGCAATTGAAGAGTTGGTGAAATTGCGTTTAGTTCGCAAAACTGGATGCACAAAATTTGGCAATGAATATGAATTAAATTTGAGTTTTTCAATTGATGGAATACTACTAAATTTCCCAAGTAAAAAATCTTTACTAGTTAAAAAATTTAACCAAACTAGTAAAAAATCTTTACTGCTACTAGTTAAAAAATTTAACACACAAAAGAAACTATCAAAAGAAACTATCAAAAGAATAGATTCGGGTAGCAAAAAAGACTCTAAAAAATTCTCAGATAATTTTGAGAAATTCTGGTCCGCATATCCATCTTGTAAACGAAAATCAGACAAGTCTGGCACTGCCAAAACTTTTGAGAAATACGAAAAGAGTTTTGACCTTGAAAAACTAATCTCAATTCTTGAGCTTCAGAAAGTGGATGACCAATGGACTAAACAAGATGGCGAGTTTATTCCATCACCTACCTCATGGTTAAACAAAAAGCACTGGGAAAATGATTATTGGATTTCAAAGATCCAAGCTCAACCAGCAACACAAGTAAACAATGGTCCGATTATTGAGCAACAACCTACTCAATTCAAAGGGGTAAGAAGACAGTTCAAAGGGGTTAATGCATGATCGAGCTATATTCAATCCCGGTAGAGCAATATGTTCTTTCTGCATTCATGTCATTCAATCAGGGTATGGATGATTTTATTGAGCAGCTTGAAGCAGAAGATTTTTATGCATCACAACACCAAGTCATTTTTAAACACATTCGTGCTCAATATTTAATTGGTGAAGCTTTTGACGAGATCACTATTTGGCAACAAATCCGCGCCAATGCTAATGAATCAAGAGTGATTGATGAATCCTTCATAGTCAATTTGATGAGCCGTGTTCCTCAAGTATCAATCTTAGGCACACACGTAAAAACACTTAAGGACTTATCAGCACGTAGAAAGCTAAATGAAATAGGAAAGGCCATTACTACGCTGTCAATTGATATGGTTGGGCATAGTTCTGATTCTGCCATCAATAAGGCACAGTCACTGTTACAAAACATGAGCCATAGTGCTAGTGATGACTACTTAAAACATGCTCATGAATTCACAAAAGAAGCTATAGGCGAGTTCTTGGCACGACACGAGGCGCTTCATAGCCAAGTTCCATTTGATGGTGGAATTAGAACAGGTTTTACCGCCCTTGATCATAAGTTAGGGGAAGTTGGGAAAGGGGATTTGGTTATCATTGGTGCACGCCCTTCAATGGGTAAGACAACGTTTGCTCAGAACTTGGCTGCCGATATGTTTATTAATCAAGGTTTGCCTGTCCTATTTGTTTCTATCGAAATGAAGGGGAAGCAAATTATGCAAAGAATGATTAGTGGTATCGGCGGGGTTGAATTAAAAAAAGTCCTAACTGGAAATATTACCCCAAACAGTGATGATCTTTTGATGATCAACACAGCGGCCAATACTATTGAAAAAGCACCTTTCATGCTTGATACCAACAATAGGTCTACCACTTCAACAATCAGAAGGTCAGCAAGAAAGTTACAAGCTAAATATGGGAAAGTTGGTTCCATTTTTGTTGATTACATTCAAAGGGTCATACCACTTAATAAAAATAACTTTGGTAGATCTGACAAAGAGCTAGGGGAGATTTCAGGCGAACTGAAAAGGATTGCAGGTGATTTCGATTGTCCAGTTTTTGCTTTAGCACAGCTCAACCGAAGCTTGGAAAACCGCAAGGATAAGCGCCCTATTAATGCAGATTTAAAGGACTCAGGGGATATTGAGCAAGACGCAGACATCATCATGTTTATTTACCGTGATGAAGTATACAACCCTGGTTCAAAAGATGCTGGTACAGCGGAAATCATCATTGGTAAGGCTCGTAATGGCTCAATTGGTACAGTTCGATTAGCAACAGATTTAGCAAGAGCAACCTTTACCGACTTAAGCCCTGAATATTACCAATCTCAAATGTTAGGGGACCATATATGAAAACGTTCCTAATCATTATGACCGTTGTTTGTATTGCAACTTTTATGGGTTTGGTTATGGCTGCATTAGCTGCAAAGCTTCACCAGTTTTCAGGAAGTCTAGCTAAATTTCGTTTTTCTTTGGCTTTCATGGATATCACTTTTTTCTTTTTATGTGTTTTGACCCTAATCGTATTGGGTGGAGGTAAATATCTGGCGTTTTCTCACGGAATTTTATTTTTGTTGGCGTTGTATCTAATTTTTTATCGGTTCGAAAAGTGGGAGCGTAAAGCGTGATAAAAGAAAATGTAAAGTTGCATATCATGCAAGGTGTAGACTGGTCTAAATATGATTTGCCTGAATGGTTGCGCCAATTTGGTTATTGGCAAGGGGCAGTGATTCGCTTTGGTGGATCTACTGAAAATCCATTAGTAGGAGCGATTAAAAAAGCAAAACTTAGACTTAAGAAAGGGGATAGGGAAAAGATCGTTGCTTATTATCTCTGTGATGAAAATTTTATCGAGAAGCCATCTAAAAAACCTAATGTCTGTCTAATTACAGACGATGAAGCTAGGGCCGTTCAGCGCTTGATCATTGATATTTTAGACGGCTGCACTTCTGAGGCTATGCTTGATTGGATGGACGCAATTATAGAGCGTTATTTCAATCAAAAATCGTGGACTCAGTTAGTAACTCCAGAGCGAACAGCCATGGATGCAAAATACGATGTTCGTTGTGGCTTAGCAGCTTTGCACAATCGCTACCAGTTTATTAGATATAAAAATGGCTCAGTATGATCTAACTATTGATATTTATTGGTAATTCAGATAATTGTATGAAGATTAAACAACGGTGAGCAAGAATGATAGAAAATCCGCAACATTTTAATTTAATAACAAATTTTGAAGAAATCACATCTAGACCTAATTTTGTTGAAAAGGTGACGATTGCTAGGGGTGAGGATGTTCAAAACATTATCTCTGATTTAGTTGGGTTTTATGTATTAAGGGATTTTGTTAGTTGTGGAATTTCTAGTTGCGGTAGAAAGCACCAAAAGGGTTATATCGCAGCACTGCATGATGGAAATGAAATTATCATTGGCCATAAGTGCGGGAAAAAACACTTTGGTGTGACCTTTGATGAAAAAGCTAAACAGTTCAAGCATCTTAGAGACAATGCGAATCAATATCTGCAAATTAAGGCAATGTTTGAAAAGCTGCCACAGTTAAAGGAAAGTCTAGAAAGAATTTTGAACCAGTCGGGCAAAATGACATTTTTGCAAATAAAGATGGCAGTAAAGAGCTTTAAAGAAGATGCATTGGATTGCTGGATACGAATGAGAATTAGGCAAGAGGTAACAAGCAATGGATCTATTTTTATTGATTACTTCAAAACAAAAGAAGAAATCAATGCTGAAATCCTAAGTGGTAGAAAGAACATCTCAGACATCAAGCGGGTTTTGGTCGCAAATATTGCTGAATATGATGTTATCGCCAATTGGCATAATGCTGAAAGGTTAAAGGACTACTTTGATCGTCTGTACAGGGAAATCAAGAACCCCAACCAAATGGACGGGGTGGCAATTAAGGCATTATTTAAAAAACTTAGACAGCATGACCAAAATTTAAGGGAGTTGGAGGACTATATAAAAAGAGGTAATCGCTTATTTACCCCTGAAAACCTAGTTCAATTCGCCGTATTATTTACGAAACCATATGAGCAAAAAATTATTGAGAAATATGCAAATAATTTTGCTTGAACACTTGACCCTGATCAGGGCTAGTGGTATTTTTGTGTTAAAGTTGTGCGAAGTGTAAATAAGGTGCAACTAAATATTGAAAGCCTGTCATTGAGTTGATGGGCTTTTTGCGTTTCTGGAAAGATAAAAATCTTATCTCGCGAGAGGTGCTTTGTTGGGGCACCTCTCAATTTTGCCGAACGGATTACGGCGCATGAAGCCCTGCCAAATACTAGTTATTGGCGGGGCTTTTATTTTTTACGCCATTCGTCTAATTGGATAAGACATCATAATTCTAGTGTGATTGATGCGGGTTCGAGTCCTGCATGGCGTGCCATTTAATTTAGAGAAGTGTGCTGCATAGATATAGCCTCTTGCCAAAGTGGATATCAAAGCTAAGGAGTAGCTCACTTCGTCTAAGTCAAATGGATTGGGGTGAACATGGACACAAACGAAGCCAAAAAGAATCTTGATAAATATTCGGAAGAGTTAAGCCGTTACCAGAACTTATCTCGTACTGGATTAAGTCTCGAAGAAATGCTTGTTATAGACCGCATCATAATGCGATTGAAAAACAAGATTAATAATTTACGGTCTATGTTGAATGCGTGACTCCAAAAGATTAGCCGAAGTACGCAAGCTGCCATGCATGAGATGTGGTGCACCAGCACCAAGCCAAGCCGCGCATTCTAATTCTAGTAAAGACGGTAAGGGCAGATCCATTAAGGCTTGCGACTCTAAAACTGTTTCTATGTGTTTTTCCTGCCATCATTTATTTGATACCTACCAACTAGGGAGCAGACAGGAAAGCGAGGAGCTATTTAATAAATGGCTTAAGCGAACCAACGCAATGCTTGAGTCAGAACAAGATTTATTTTGATATGATTTAACCAACGTAATTGGTGTAAGGATTTACAATGGTTAAGCATGTTGATTATGAGGCTGTATATGACGGTGAGAATTTTTCTTTCATCAAAGTATTAATGGATGATGGTTCATATGACCCAATAGCTGGAACAAATGGGCCTTATGGCATCATAACTATTGTTGGATATGAGGTTAGGATTTCGTACCCTGAAAATCTCACACAAGAATTAATAGAGAAAATGGTAAACCAATTTACTAGAAAGAATTAAGCCACCCTCGGGTGGTTTTTAGTTTAATCGGAGCCGAAAGGCTCTTTTTTTGTGCCTAGAAAAAGGAAGCGAGAAATGAAAACCAACCAGAAAGGCCAAGCTGATGTGGTATTAGCCGCACTTTGCTTTCTTGCCATTTTAATTGTCATTGTTTTGATTATGTTTGCATGGCCTCACTACAAGGTGTGGAAGCAGGGCATGAACGGTCAAGCACTATTGGCAGAAGCTGAACAATCAAAAATGATTCAGGTGCAGACGGCGCGAGCTGAACTTGAAAGTGCCAAGTTGCGTGCAGAAGCTATCAAAACCATTGGTCAGGCTGCAAAAGATTACCCGGAGTACCGTAAACAAGAGTTTATCGGCGCATTTGGTGATGCTTTACGTGATGGCAAGATTCAACAAATTGTATATGTCCCAACTGAGGCAAACATTCCAGTTTTAGAAGCTGGTAAACGTCCCGTTGTGGATGAATAAGGTATAGGTGGGAATATGGAACCAGCAACATTCCCAATCAATAGTTATTCAGGAATTGTTCAGGTAATTAACTATCTGAACAATAACCACTCCAAAGCAGCCGCAGAAGGTAAACCTTTAGTCGTTAGAATCAATCAGAAGGAAGACGACAGGAGCGCCGCACAAAATCGGCTTTACTGGGCTTGGCTTGAACAGATCAGGCAAAAGACCGGTAATTCAAAGGATGACCTTCATTTACTTTTTAAGAAAAAGTTTCTTGCCCGGATCTATGTTGAGGGTCGGCAAGAGACTGCAGAAAAGTACATGGCTTTGCAGAACTTTAAAGATGTTATTCAAGCATTCGATGGCCCTAAGCGCCGTCAACTTGAAAAGGATTACCAGGTTTTGGTCAATACCTTCATTAAAGACCATCTGCAAAGCAAGAAGGCCACCATTAAAGAATTCACCAAATATCTGGATAAGATCAACATCTATGCACATAGAGACTTGGGCGTGATGTTGATTATCCCGGATGAACTTAAGTGGTGTTATCAAAATGAGCAATGATTCAAATTTGCATGATGTGGTGCTTAAGCTGATAGAGCAGACAAATAAGCTTATAGACCATAACAATAAGTTGACTGAACAAAACAATAAGCTTATCGAACAGAATAGCTTAATCATTCAAATCAATGCAGAACAATCCGCTCAGTTATCCGAAGTTCTATTAATGCTTGAAGATAGTGAACCAGCACAACGGTCAGGATCACTAGATGGGTGATTTTATAAGGATGAATATCAATGCCTAGAATTGTATCGGTTATACCGCCTAAAGATGACTCCAACATTACTAAAGCACAGGGTACAAAAATATTGCTTGATAATGGCGAGTACCTACGATGTGTCCACAAAATCACTTTAGTAGCAGAAGCTGATTCGCCGTGGAAAGCAATCATTGAAGTGTACCCATCTAATCAAGAGCAAATTAATGCATTGCTTGCAGATGTTGAGGTTATTAAACGTGACCAAGAATACAACCGCTTGGATGAGATTGAAAAGGAAATCCAACAGCTACAAGACGAGAAAGTACTCATTGAACGCAACCGCCCTTCAGAAGTGACAGGGCTTTCAATTGCTGGTGTGGCGAATGTTCCAATGGAAGGCACTTACTTACTTCCAGAAGGTGAAAAGATCTTACCAGTTACAGGAAAGGTTAAAGATTTTCACGGCGCCATTCATTCCTTTCCAGATCTTAAAGGTGAGCAAGATGATTCAGAAGAGCATTATTAATAATCGCTTGGGGTTTTATGGATTAGATGGTCTTGAACAGCCGCATTTAATTATTGAGCCAGAAACTCCAGAAGTCCAGCGTAAACAATTGGAACTCCGTTTAGTTAGATTGATCCAAGAATATCAACGCAAGGGTTTAGATATCGATTGGATATCAATTGACTTACTTAATGGTGTAGATGCGCGAGTAAACTTAAATGAAACTCCAAACATTCAAGAACAAGTTACAGACGCTACAGGCACCCGCACAAACCCAGAAGAACTCTAAACAAAACAATTGGGGTTCTGGTCGTGGTGGTCGTCCGTGGCGCCGTCTTAAAGCAAAGATCCATTTACGTGATGAGTGGACCTGTCAATGTTGTGGCATTGTCACTAAAGACTTAGAACTTGACCATATTGTCAATGTGGCAAGAGGTGGAACGGATGATGAATCCAACCTCCAATCTCTTTGTGTTCCATGCCATAAAAAGAAAACCCTACAGGAGAGCCAGCAATGAAATGCATAACAATTGAGCGCACAGTTGATGCTTGGCATGTTGAGGCGCTTTTAATAAGAGCAAAAGAAGATTTTTCAACATTGCCTGCATGGGTAAAAAAGATGCACCAAGAAAACAAGTTTCTTATTGGTGGCAGTTCCATTCGTGTTCACACTAGAGACTACATAGAAGAGCTGGATAAGCAGCATGTTTTATTTCGTCACGATAATGGTGATGTGGAAGCTCTGCTTATAGATCAATTCTATAGACTCTATAAAGATCCTATATGCGGGTAAGGATTGCTAAATGATTACTAATGATTTTGCTAAAGGTGATGTGGTTGCTTTGCAGGGTGCTTGGACTGACCTTATGACAGTTGAAAAGGTAGAGTGTGGGAAGGTTTATTTCACATCGGGTGACTACGCAGATTCAAGCAAGGTCCGGTATGCAGAACCTGAAGAGATAGAAGCGGGTTGTAAGCTTTATTAAATATATTTAGGATGCACCAAAATGATGCACAAAAATCCAGCAGGCAGGGGGAGGTCAAAAGTTCCAAGCCCTTCGCCGTTGGACACCGCCCCCCATCTCATTTATAAAAAAATTTCCCTCTCAGAAAAAGTTAAAGCAAAAAGTTAAAATCAAGTTAAAGGTAGAGCAATGGCATTAACAGAGAAAATGGAAAAATTTGCTCTTGCCATTGTTGACGGCAAGACAAATAAAGAAGCAGCAATTTCAGCAGGTTATGCGGAAAAAACTGCATCCGCCGCAGGTGCTCGTTTAGCAAAAGATCCTGAAATTATTGTCTATATTGAAATGTTAAAGGCTAAAAAAGAAGGCCGCTCTTTAACATCTGATCATCCAAAAGTTAAAACTGCAGATACACCCGAAAATAGCGGTGAAGATGAAAACCCTATTGAGGAATTTCAGTTTGAAGGCGATGACCCTTTAGATTTTTTAATTAAGGTCATGAACTTCAATGGCAACAAGCTGCCACTAAGAATGCAGGCAGCAATTGCAGCATTGCCTTATAAACACGGTAAAGTAGCTGAAAAGGGCAAGAAACAAACCAAAGAGGAGGAGGCAAAGCAAGCTACGAAATCTAGCAAGTTTGGTACTTTAAATAATCAACTTCCAAGTTAATTAATAATGTGTAAAATAATGGCGAAATAAATTTTATGTAAAACTTATGTGTGAAAATAGCGAAAAATTCAAAGATTTATGTGAAAACCAAGCACTTTATACTAGCTTTGTAATGGTAGGTAATCATTCTATCTATGATTATACTTCTATCATGCTTGAGGAAGTTAATTTTGAATGTGATGTTTGTAATAAAGTTAGACCTTTTCATAACTTAAATAAAGATTTATATGTATTTCGCTTTATAGGAAAAGTTAATAATCTAAATGTAATGGCTGAATTTAAATGTGCTTCATGCAAGTCACAAAAAAAAACATTTTCTATAGGAGTTGATTATGTAGATGGTTCAGATTTAGCAGGAGAAAAATGTGAGTATAAAATTACAAAATTTGGTGAATTTCCACAAAAAAAACTAACTAAAAATAAAGATTTGGATAAATTTTTTAAAACTGAAATGCAGTTGTATAGAAAAGCAATTGTTTGTCTTGATAATGGTTATGGTATCGGAGCATTTGTTTATTTTAGAAGGCTTATTGAAAACAGCATTATTTCACTTTTAGAAATGATCGAAAAAGATGATGGTGCTGATATAAATATGAAAAAAGCAATCAGTGAGTTAAAAAAAGAAAGCCCAATGTCTAATAAGATTGATATTGCAAAAAATGCTTTACCTCTTACACTTTATGTGCAGGGGAAAAATCCATTGGGTTCGCTTTATAAAATTCTGAGTGAAGGTGTACATAGCTTTACAGATGAAGAATGTTTAATAAGAGCAAAAACAGTTCAAAATTGTTTAGAGTATTTAATAGGTGGTTTAGCAGAAAATAAAAGAAGAAAAGAATTATTTGGTAAAAATTTAAATCTACTAAGCTAGTAATTAAAGTTTATTTATTGAAAAACCGTTTTAAAAAAGGCGGTTTTTTTATAGGAAAAAAATAAATGACCGCAATGCTTACAGAATGGACAACCGCTTGCCCAGACTGGGAGGAGCGTATTGTCAATAAACAGTCGCTCATGCCTTGTGCTCCTTTGTTTCCACAAGTTGCAGACGTTGCCGAGCGTATATTTAAAGAACTTATCCTTGTTGATGTGATGGATAGCCCAAAAATGGGCGATGTCACACTTGAATGGGTTATTGAGTTTGTACGCGCAATCTTTGGAGCTTATGATCCGAAATCAAAACGCCGTTTAATACGTGAATTTTTTCTTCTTATTTCAAAGAAGAATACAAAATCTACTATTGCTGCAGGTGTGATGTTGGTTGCTCTGCTGCTGAATGATCGTCTTTCTGCTGAACTAATTATTCTTGCCCCTACAAAAGAAGTGGCAGACAACAGTTTTAATCCTATTCGCGACTTTATCCGTGCTGATGAAGAACTTACTGCAATGATCAATATTTCAGAGCACACAAAAACAGTTACGCATCTAGGTACTGGAGCAACACTTAAGGTTATTGCAGCAGAATCTAACGCCGCAGCAGGTAAAAAGGCCTCGATCATTTTGATTGATGAGGTTTGGCTCTTTGGTAAGCGTGCGAATGCGGAATCAATGTTTCGTGAAGCAAAAGGCGGTCTGACTTCACGGCCTGAAGGCTGTGTAATTTATCTGTCTACGATGTCAGATGAAGTGCCTTGTGGTGTGTTTAAGCAGCTTTTAGATTATGCCAGAGATGTACGTGACGGAATTAAAGTTGATAAAAGTTTTCTGCCACTTATTTATGAATTCCCTAAGCATCTTGTAGAAGCAGGCGAACATTTAAAACCTGAAAATTTCTACATCACAAACCCAAACTTGGGTGCTTCGGTTGATCTTGAATATCTGATTTCGGAATTTAACAAAGTTAAAGATGCTGGTGAAGAATCTCTTAGAGACTTCTTGGCCAAACATTTAAACATCGAAATTGGCATGAATTTACGTGCAAATCGATGGGCTGGTGCAGAGTTCTGGAATCAACAAAAACATGTTTTTGGGCTAGATCAATTAATTGAGCAATCTGATGTCATTACGATTGGTATCGATGGCGGTGGGTTAGATGATTTGCTTGGATCCGCGGTTTTAGGGCGTCTTAAAAAAGATCCCCGCGTCTGGTGGCTTTGGAATCATGCATGGGCAAATAAAGTTGCTTTGGAGCGCCGAAAAGAAAACATCCCAAAGTACCAAGACTTTGAAAAAGAGGGGAGTCTGACTGTAGTAGACAAAGTTGGCGAAGATATCGACCAATTGGCAGTGATTGCAAAGCAAGTTTATGACAGTGGCAAGCTCGACAAAATTGGTCTGGATCCGCAAGGTCTTGGCGGTCTTTTGGATGGCTTATTGGGTGTAGGTATTCCACAAGAACAACTTGTTGGTGTACCACAAGGTCATAGGTTGATGGGATACATCATGACTGCTGAACGGAAACTGGCGGAGGGCAACCTTTGGCATGCTGGGCAGCAACTTATGACTTGGTGTGCCGGCAATGCGCGAGTTGTGATGATTGGCAATGGGATGCGAATCACCAAGCAAGAATCAGGGGTGGGGAAAATTGACCCTTTGATTGCAACATTTAATGCCGTGGCTCTAATGACCATGAACCCTGAGCCAACAAATAAAGAATACAACGTCTATTTTTTCTAAATAATTTTTAACTTAAAGCCCGCGAATAGCGGGCTTTTTCTTTTTAAAGGAGAGCTTAATGCCTGATCTATAGA